AGGTCAGTAAAGAATGAAAAACTTAAGCTTTAATCAATGGATGCTTATCTTAGCTTTATGTGGATGCGCAGCGCCTACTGGCGGTATGCCTTTTGCTATTGTAGCTATTGCATTAGTAGCTAATGAATGTTTCCGTAATTGGAAAGAGATTAAACACAAAGAAGCTGATATTGCTAGCTTTGAAGAAGCCTTTGCTAAGTATAAACGAGACTTTGATATGAAAGTATCCAGTCTTGATTCTCGTGTATCTACATTCGTAGCTATGCGCAGCATGAACAAGTAATGAATGAATTTGAAATCAAGTACGCTCTTTTAAAAGAGATTGGTGACTTGCTTGAACGCCTAGAAAAGGCTGATAAAGAACTAGAAAAGCTATCTAAAGCTTACGATGAAGTTAAAAGGCAATTAGATGCGCAAAAAAGCAAGAGAGACTAACGGAATTATTCTTGCTCAAGAGTATTCTGTTGAACGAGAAATAGCTGACTTACAACTTAATAGGTTGTTGGAACGTGCGCGTTCTGGTCTCTTAAATTATGAAGAGATTAAAGTCTTTGATTTATTAGTTAAAAATAAGCATCTAGCTAAAGCTGCTGAAGCTATTGAGTTAGTCCCAGAAGAACCTAAGGCTCTAGAAGCCCCAGAAGAAGCTGAATTATTACAAATAGCAAGTTTAGTAACGTCAGAACGGATTTCTGATACGCTAAATGTAGTCGAGGAAGGAGCCAAGGATGGCTCAGACCAAGACCCAGTTAAGTAAAGAACAAGCGGTAGACAAGCTTTGGCGTAATGGTATTCTGCATTGGAAACTAGACTCCTGTCAAAAGCAGCTCTATAACACCTTTCATAAAAGTAAATACAGAAAGATCGTATGGAAGGCTAGTCGTCGTTTAGGTAAGTCTTTTGCTCTACTTATCATAGCTCTTGAGTTCGCATTACAAAATCCAGGGGCACAGATTAAATATGCTTGTCCTACAGCTGTAATGGCCCAAAAGATCATTATCCCTACCATTCGAAAGATTCTAGAAGACTGTCCTAAAGATATCAAACCTGACTATATTAAGTCTGAAAAAGTCTTTAATTTCAAGAATAATTCAATTATTCAAATCGAAGGTACTGACGAAGGTAATGCCGAAAAGCTACGAGGTACTGAAAGCCATTTAAGTATTTTAGACGAAGCTGGATTCATGGATGATCTAGAGTACGTTATTAACGATATTTTATTACCTCAAACGCTTACTACTCGTGGCAAGATCATTCTATCTTCTACTCCTCCACGTAAGCCTGACCATCCTTATAATAAGTTTGCTGCTGAAGCTCAGTTAAATGATGCGTATATAAAAAAGACCATTATGGATGCCGTAGAAGACACTAAAAATGATCCTCCACACATTAAAAATAGGTTTCATTTAGATATCTTAGAAGAAATTAAGCAATCTGTTGGTGGAGAGACCTCTGCTACATGGCAACGCGAGTTTATGTGTAACGATATAGTATCAGATGATCGTCTAGTTATACCTGAATTCGATAACTTAACTGAAGCTATGTGCGTTAAAGATTGGGAAGCCCCAAAACGTAGAGACAGGTATGTGTCTATGGACATAGGGTTCGTAGATTTTACAGGTATCTTATTTGCCTATTTAGATTACAACAATGGAAAATTGGTAATCGAAGATGAGGGGTTACTCAATGGCATGAAGACCACATCTACTGAAATAGCCAAAATAATTAAAGATAAAGAAGCAGCTTTATGGCAAGACCCTACTACCAAACTAGAAAACCCTCCTTATATGCGAGTTTCTGATGATGACCTGATTGTTCTTAAAGAACTACAAGTTCAGCACAAATTACAATTCTCACCTACACGTAAAGATGGCAAGGAAGCTGCTATTGATGACCTTCGTAATAAGATACGTGCTCAGAAGATTATTATACATCCACGCTGCAAGAATCTAATTTTTCAATTAAAAACAGCTACTTGGAATAAGAAGCGAACGTCTTTTGAACGTACCGAGAATGAAGGCCACTATGATCTAGTAGATGCTTTGGTATACATGGTACGAAATGTCCAGTGGCAAAAGAACCCTTATGGACTAATACACGGCGTGGCTTTTGACGTATTTGATAAAGGTCAAGTAATCCTTAGTGAGACAGCTGAGAGCTTCAAATCGGTATTTAACATTAAGCCTAGGAATAGGAACAAATAGATAATATGGCACAAGACGATATTCCTTATCAATCTAAGTATTTTGCTGCTTTGCCCCAGAAGGCCGCCGTGGCTCAATGTGAAGCAAGGGTAGAATCATGGGGAGGCCATTCCTTATCTAACAGTTACTTAGAGAAGGTTCGTAAGAGCTGGTTCTATTATCATGGCAACTTTAGCGAAACCGGATCAGACCATCAGTTATCCGTAGCTGGCGACCAAGGTGAACTAACCAAACTAGCCGTAAACCATTACAGAAACATAGCAGACCATCTTTTGAACTTAACTACAGCTAATCGTCCGGCTATGCAAGCCAGGGCTGTAAACACTGATTATAAGTCACTTACTCAAACTATTCTAGCTAATGGTCTTCTTGATTACTACATGCGAGAGAAGAACCTAGAAGAGTACCTTATTAAGGCTACTCAGTATGCTATCGTATTTGGTGAAGGTTACGTTAAACTTAATTGGAATGCTACTGCTGGTCGAATGCTAGATTCTGATGAAGAAACCGGAGAGAAGTTCTTCGAAGGCGACTTAGAATACACGAACTTATCCCCATTTGATGTGTTTCGTGACCACTCTAAAGAACATAATAAGCATGATTGGCTAATTGTTCGTTCATATAAGAACCGATATGATTTAATTGCTAAGTATCCTAGTCTTGAAAAATCCATTGAAGCCATTAAGTCTAAAACTGATTTAGATTCAGTACGTTTACCTACCTTTAGTACAGTAGACACTGACGATATTCCAATTTATGAGCTTTTTCATCGCCCTACAGAAGCTTTACCTGATGGACGTTATATAATTTACTCATCTAGTGATGCTGTATACTATGATGGACCTCTTCCTTATGATGAAATCCCCGTGTATCGCATGTCTCCTGATGATATTTTGGGAACCCCTTATGGTTATACCATCTTATTCGATCTTATGCCTATTCAAGAGGCAATTAACCTTTTATATAGCGTTATCGTAACTAACCAAAATGCCTTCGGAGTACAAAACGTACTCATTCCTAGAGGTGCTGATATTAACCTAACCCAGCTTAGTGGAGGTTTAAATATCCTAGAATATACTGCAATTGGTGGTAAACCTGAACCTTTAAATCTTACTCAGACTCCTGAAGAAATCTTTGCTATGCTCAATAAACTTGAGCAAACCATGGAAACCATTTCAGGTATTAACTCAGTAACTCGTGGTCAACCAGAATCAAGTCTTAAATCAGGTGCCGCATTGGCGCTTATCCAAGCTCAAGCTGTACAGTTTATCTCACGGCTACAACAATCTTACGTTAGATTAGTTGAGAATGTCGGTACTGCGATGATTAAGATTCTACAGCGTTATGCCAAAGAGAAACGTGTTGCTGCCGTTGCCGGTAAGTCAAATCGTGGTAAAATGGTTGAATTCTCAAGTGAAGACCTAGCCGGTATTAACAGAGTTATTGTTGAAATCGCTAACCCTTTATCTAAAACTACGGCAGGTAGACTTGAAATTGCCAATCAACTACTACAAATGCAGCTAATTAAGAATGTTGATGATTATTTTACAGTACTTAATACTGGCAAACTAGACACGATGATTGAAGGCGTCCAAGCAGAAACTCTGTACATTCGTGCAGAAAATGAATGGATGATGGATGGCAAACCTGGTGTCGCTGTGGCATTTGACCAACACAGAGTGCATATTCAAGAACATAAAGCTTTACTAGCTGATCCTCAACTACGTAGCGATCCTAGATTAGTGAAGATTGTTTTAGATCATATTCAAGAGCACATTAATATCTTAAGCAATCCAGCTAGCTTTACAGTACTCGAAGTGACCAATCAACCTCCTTTACAATCTGCTTTAAACCAAATGGCTCCTCAAGGAGCACCTCAAGGTGGCCCATCCTCTTCTATACCACCTGGTAATATAGCTCAAATAGAGCAGCAACCTCCTACAGGAGCCCAAGAAGCTGCAAATATAGCCATT